ATAGTGAATATGAAAGTTGGTACGTTATCTGGCACAAGTATTGTCAATATTGGGGGTGACCAGGCATTTTTAGCCTCTGGCAGCCGCTATGTGACAACCACACCGAAGATGACTTATGATTCTACTCTAAATAAAATAGTTGCTGTATATAATAGTTGGGTAACAAACCACACGCTTGAATATAAAATAATATCAGTTAGCGGCGACACAGTTGTTCAAGAAACTCCGATTATTTTACATAACGGTGCGTTAGCTCATCACTGGGCAATGGATTATCACTCAGTTTCAGGAAAAACTATTCTCAATGCCACTACTTACCTATCAGGGGTATATACTCCAAGAGCATTTTTAATCACAACCGCTACTTCGAGTACTACCAGCAACGTAACTACTGAAAACTTTGTAGGTATTGCTGACGGAGCTTATGCTTCTGGTGCAACTGCTACTATCCAAACTTCTGGTGCAGTGGATGATGCACAGTCTGGATTAACAGCAGGACAAGCGTACTTCTTACAAGGAGACGGTACACTAGGCACTACAGCAGACTCTACTAGAGTATTTGCAGGTGTTGCATTAAGTGCTACTGAGTTAATGATTGGTAGAGACTTACCAGCTGATGCAGTTGCAGCATATACTGATAGTGATGTTGCTACATACTTGTCTGGTAACGATTACGCTACTCAGACTGCTACTATAGCAGCTATTACTGATAGTGCTCCTGCTACGTTAGATACATTGAACGAATTGGCAGCAGCGTTAGGTGATGATGCGAACTTTGCATCTACAGTAACTGCTAGTCTTGGTAACAAAGCTGATACAACTACCGTAAATAGTTCACTTGCACTCAAAGCTGATACTTCATCTTTGTCAACGGTTGCTACTACAGGCGCTTACTCGGATCTTACTGGTACACCGGCAGCGGTTGTTCCAGGTGGTTCATTTGACGCAGTTGCATCTGGTACACTAGCAAATGGTGACAAGGTAGTTGTAAATACTGATGGCACGGTAAGTGTTGTGAGTCCATCAGGAGGTCCGGTTATAGGTACTGATCCAGCAGGATTCGGTACTCAAGTCGTTGCGGCATCTGAAAACAATAACCAAGACAAGTCTTTTGCAGTTTTTGATTCAAACACAAACAAAGTCGTTGTTCTTTACAACGCACCCGTCGGCGGCGTTTATGGTGCCCGAGTAATTGTAGGTACCGTTTCAGGTAAATCAATTAGTTTTGGATCACCTGTTGCGATTGTTGGGGCGAACTGGTCGTATGCTGACATCACTTTTGATTCAAATGCAAACAAAGTCGTTGTTGTTATGTCTAACGGCAGCAACTCATCAAGAGGAGAGGCGTATGTAGGCACAGTCTCTGGAACAAGCATTAGTTTTGGTTCAGCAGTCGTATTTGAGAATAGCACCAACACATCGTGGCCTGCTGCAACTTTTGACTCTAATACAAACAAAGTAGTTGTTGCTTATAATGCGGCGTCAGGAGGCTTCGGCGGGCGAGCAATTGTTGGTACCGTTTCAGGTAATTCAATTAGTTTTGGCTCTTCAGTTGCGTTATCTGAATCAGACCCATCATATACACGGGCAACTTTCGATTCAAATTCAAATAAAGTCGTACTTGTTTATAGAGAAACCTATCCGTCAGATGCTGGAGTAGCACTTGTAGGAACCGTATCAGGAGATAGCATTAGTTTTGGGTCACCAACTTCTTTCGTAAACTGGTTACAGTACTATCCTGGTGTCGCTATTGATTCAAGTTCCAAGATGGTCGTTGCTTATAAAGACCCTGACAACTCAAGCTACGCAACAGCGAAAGTAGGAACTATTTCGGGTACAAGTATTAGTTTTGGTTCAGCAGTCGTATTTGAGTCTGTTAATGCACCATACACAACTGATGCAATTTTTGATTCAAGTTCAAATAAATTCCTTATTGCATATACCGATTACACCAATACGCCCGTAGGCAAAATAATTAAAGGAACAGTCTCTGGAACTAGCATTAGTTTTGCTTCACCAGTCGTATTTGACAGTCCAGGTGGCAGAGGCAACACGACTACAATGACATTTGACTCAGCTTCAAACAAAGCTGTGCTTGTTTTCGGCACTAGCAACAACAACCATGAGTCGGTTGTTTATCAAGCTGAAGACCAAGACATCCGAGGACCAAACCTAACTAGTGAAAACTTTGTAGGTGTATCTGACGGAGCTTATGCTTCTGGTGCAACTGCTACTATCCAGACAGCTGGTGCAGTAGATGATGCACAGTCTGGATTAACAGCAGGACAAGCGTACTTCTTACAAGGAGACGGTACACTAGGCACTACAGCAGACTCTACTAGAGTATTCGCAGGTGTTGCTTTAAGTGCTACTGAGTTAATGATTGGTAGAGACTTACCAGCTGATGCAGTTGCAGCATATACTGATAGTGATGTTGCTACATACTTATCTGGTAACGGATATGATACTGCGACTAACATCATTTCAACAATCACTGATAGTGCGCCAGGAACATTGGACACACTAAACGAGCTTGCTGCTGCATTAGGCGATGATGCGAACTTTGCATCTACTGTAACTAGTTCACTAACGCTGAAAGCAAATACATCATCTTTAGCAACTGTAGCAACATCAGGTGCTTATGCTGATGTTACTGGTACACCTACACTAGCAACTGTAGCAACTTCTGGTGCTTATGCTGATGTTACTGGTACGCCATCTCTAGCAACAGTAGCAACATCAGGTGCTTATGCTGATCTTACTGGTACACCGGCAGCGGTTGCTGCAAGTGGTTCATTCACAGCTACTGCAACTGGAACACTAGCAAATGGTGACAAGGTTGTTGTAAACTCTGACGGAACAGTGTCTTTGGCAGGATCATCTATTATAGATACTTCTTCTCAAGGTTCAGGGTCTGCGATCACATTTGAGTCTGATGGTACAGTTGGTGTCCCCGAGATAGTATTTCTAGATTCTAGCAGATTCGTTATGTTGTGGACAAGCGCTAATATTTCATATGCAAAAGTGGTGGTAGGTACAGTATCAGGATCCTCTATTACGTTTGGTTCTACAGTAGTAGTTGAAAGTCTTAATACGTCTAGCAAATTGCGGATCGAAAAGGTAGCAGCTAACAAAATTGTCATAACTTACATGACATACACTGGTGGTAACGTTACAAAACTAAGTGTGGGCACAATCTCTGGCAGCTCTATTAGTATGGGTTCTGCTGTCACATGGCCATATGCAACCCATGGCTACGAATTGGATGTGGTGTCGTATAATTCTACAGAAGATAAAATTCTTGTAGTAGCACCGACTGTCGCAGGCGCATACACTCACGCTAGGTCTGTAGCTGCAGGTACTATTTCTGGTAACAGTATCACATTTGGCTCGCAAGTTCAAGTATCTACTGCAGGCGAATATGGTCGGTATTTCAAATCTGTTTATGATTCAACAACAAATCAAACGATACTATCTTATCAAGTGCTAGGCGGTTCGAAATATCAGGTAATTTCTTTATCTGGGTCTACGCCTACTGCACACGGTGGCATTTCTTTGGGCAACCTGCAATATGCACCAGATTTGACACTAGCCGGAGATAAAGTTGTTTTCGCATATGTAAGTGATAGTGCAAGAAAAGTAGTGGCAGGTTCTATAGGTTCAGGTTCTTTAAGTTTAGGAACTCCTGTATCTTACACTGAAAGTGGTTTACAAACAGATTCAACAGCAATCTCATATGATGAGTCTATGCAAAAACTAATCTTAGTTGCTGTAGGAACTGATGATTCTTGGGCAACTAGGAAAGGTGTGGCAAACTTAGCTTCATTATCTGGTACATCTATCACTATTGATTCTGCATCATTTATTGTAGTGGCTGCAACATCCAATCAGAATGAGATGCCTGTTACGCCCAACATACTTAGATACGACTCCGTTTCTGACAAGTTTGTGTATGTGTATCAGACCTTAGGGTTTTTAAATAACGGTCGGGGTGCAAGAATTAGGACTGTTTCAGCTGGAACAGCTTCATCTCACCCACTTACTGCTGAAAACTTTGTAGGTATTGCTGACGGAGCTTATGCTTCTGGTGCAACGGCTACTATTCAAACAGCTGGCTCAGTAGATGACGCTCAATCAGGTCTAACAGCAGGTCAAGCGTACTTTGTTCAAGCCGATGGTACAATTGCTACTACAGCAGATTCTACTAGAGTATTCGCAGGTGTTGCATTAAGTGCTACTGAGTTAATGATTGGTAGAGATATGTCTTCTGCCGCAGTTGCAGCAGACCTAAGCAGTTATGCAAGTACAACTTATGTTGACACAGCAGTCTCAACTAAACTCGGTACTGATAGTGTCATCGACGGAGGAACCGTATAATGAAAACAATCATTGAAAACGCAAACGCAGCAATGGTCGAAGGTGTAACAATTTCAGAAGATTGGACATGCATATAAATATACATATGCAGATGGAGCATTTGCTCTGAATCCAGACTGGACTGATCCAGCAGACGAATAAGTATAGGAAAAATTTAACTCTAATACCAGGAAAAAACTATGGCAAATACAATACAACATAAAAGAGGTCCAGCTGCAAACTGGACCTCTACAGATCCTACACTCGCTGCAGGCGAAGTTGGCTTTGAGACTGATACCGGCAAGATTAAAGTAGGAGACGGCACCTCTGCTTGGAGTGCTTTAGGTTACTTTGAACCCGCTGCTCCTCCTCCTCGTGATTTTTCTCTATACAGCAATAACTTTGCTACCAGCGTAAATGGTTCGGCGGCTGCCACTGGAGAGGGATCTTATACAGATAGTAATGGAATATGGACACCAACTCTTTCTTCTTTTACCTCTGATGTTGCGTGGAACCCGTCAGGTTACATGGATCTTGATAGCCGTACAGACTCTACCGCCAGATTTTATTTAGACATCCCTTCGGCGTATTTAAATAACTACCGCTATGTTTCGTGGATATCTACGATTCATGTAGTATCAAAGGATAATTTTGGCACCGCTCTGGAGATCCAAGATGGACGAGCCTCCCAATACGATAATCTAATTTCAGCTTTTAGGGTAGATCATTCAGTATTGGGCGGGCAAGGTGGCGGTCATATGGGTCACTATAACACAACTGAAGCATCGAATGCTTGGGACAATAGCGGCGGGTTTAATTGGTATAACAACCAACTCCAAGTTCAGTATTGGTTCGACACATCAAACAACACTGGAAAGCTAGTTATTGCAGGGTACGATTGTATTGTCGTAGGAGTGGGTGACGCAAACGCAGCTATGGATACGCCCTTTGTCGGCGACTGTTCTTTTGTTTTCGGTAATTATCGTGAAGGTGGGCCGGGCGATAACGGTATTGAAATGAGAGTATATGGGACGGAAATAGCTGCTTGGAACGGAGAGTTTTCAGAAAGACCAACGGTGTTATACCCATAATTAAGGTTTAATAGGAGAAACTCATGATTTTAGTAGAATATAAGTTACACAAAATAAGTAAAAACGCAAAACAATCACCTCACTTTATAATGGATGGTGGCTATCATGTGTCGCCTTTAGATAAAACTATGGTAGGCTTAGTAGAAGATGAAGCTGATAGGGATTACTATATCCCAGACAGCATTGTTACTTTATCAAAAGAAGAATTTTTAGCTCGTCAAACAGCTATTCATACTGCGTATCCTATGACTTCTAGGGATGAGAATATGAATGAAACAGTTATGACAGATGCTGAATTAACTGAAAAAATGGAAACTTGGTACGATTCTAAAGTTTCTTAATAGGAGAAAATGAAAACAAGTAACCTGACATAGTTTATTTTGTTATAAATAATTATTATTACGTTGTGGACAGGTTAATGAAATTTTCAACACATAAAAACTCATCTATGTCTATGCAATCCGGGCAATTCCTGGTATAGACAGAGATGAGTTTTTTTTGTATATATATTATATAAGTTATTTATAGGACAGTTATATGGCAGTTATACAATTAAAGAGAACTGAGGTTGCGTCACAACAGCCAAACTCTGCCGACCTTGACGTGGGCGAATTAGCTGTAAATCTCACTGACGGTAAGCTGTACAGTAAAAGATCAAATGGTTCTGTCATAGAACTATTAGGTGGTACTGCTGGTGATATTAATATATCCAACATAACCCATGACGGAGTTTATGTTCAGGGTATTCCATCATTCAATACAAAACAATATATCTTGCATGGCACGACTACTACTGACGCAGAGACCGAGTTATTATTAACTGGGGCTATGAGAATTCCAGTGGCATTAGATACTACTTGCTTCTATGAGGTTTCTCTTGTAGCAAGAAGAACCGACACACCAGGACAAAGTGGATCATGGCATCTTAAAGGGTGCGCTGATAACTTTTCTGACAGTGTAGCTGATGTAGGTGATATCTATGAAATTTCCGTAGCACAAGATAATTTAGATTGGGCAGTTGATATACGAGCAAGTGATGCTTATAATGCATTAAGCGTATATGTAACAGGATCAGGTAGCCAAACAGTTAGATGGACAGCGCTTGTTAAAACTATTGAGGTTGGACAGTAATGACCCGTCGAGTGAGAAAATTTCTCTTTGATAATGTTAGGGGAAAGCTTCTAACCGATACTTCTGCTGTAATTAAAGGAACAGCAAATGAAGGCATCCACCCAGATGACTTTGCTACGAGCGCAATACAAATAAGTTCAGAACCTTTTGCTAACTCAGATACAGTACTGGTATCTGCTGCTGCATTAGAAAACAGAATAGGATATCACACCGATCTGTTTAACAACGCAGCTTCTCAACAAAACACTTATATTGCAACTGCAAATCAAACTACTTTTGATGCAAGATATTCAGTGGGGCATGTTGAGGTATTCGTAAACGGATCTAAATTAGTAGCATCGCATTTCACAGCTACTACAGGAACAAATATAATACTGAATGTTCCTTCTAGCGCAGGAGACACAATAGACATTGTTGGACATACTATATTATTATCAACATATGCAAACAATTTTGATGGCGGATCGGCGGCGACTATTTATACTCCTTTACAGAGTGTAGATGCAGGCTCGGCGATGAACGCATACACTGCGGCTGAAGCAGTAGATGGAGGGACGGCCTAATGTCTAGGACAATACAACTAAGAAGAGATGCTGCTGCCAGTTGGACATCAGTAAACCCAGTTCTTGCTCAAGGCGAACTGGCATATGAAACAGATACAGACAAATTTAAAATAGGTGACGGCACTACTGCTTGGACATCTTTAGATTATATATTAGACACTGCTGTAATTGATCCTAATATAACCGCAACTTCTGTAAATACAAACACATTACAAGTCGCCGGAATAGGATATCCAACCGCAGATGGCACTTCAAATCAAGTGCTTACTACTAATGGACTAGGGGTGTTGTCGTTTCAAGACAGCGGATCTAGTTCTTTTGACGGCGCATATAGTTCGCTGTCAGGAAAGCCTTCTTTATTTGATGGCGCATATAGTTCACTGTCAGGAAGCCCTTCTATTCCTTCAAGCCTCACAGATTTAAGTATATCAGACGGCACTGCAAATCAAGTTCTCACTACTAACGGATCCGGCGCATTCACTTTTGCTGATACGGCAGGTGGTGGTCGGTCATTTGAAGCCACTACAGGTGGTGCTATGTCTGACGGCGATCCTGTTGTAATTCAATCAGATGGCACAGTAGTCAAAGCGGGTATTAGTCTTGGACTACCCACTACTAATAAACTTTCAAGTTCTATCAATTCAACTGATCTGAACGGTGGCGCTAACGGACACTTTGTTCGAATTCCTGGCACATCAACCGCAGTCGTACTTCATCAAGCTCGCATCAACAATGTACCTCAGCATGTTTCTTATCTGGTCAATGTAGATGCTTCAGGTGTTGTAACAAAAATTAGCCCTGACTACTTGTGGGACGTAATGGCAGCATATGGCGCCAACGTTCGAAAGTCCGACGATCACGTTGAATCAATTATTGTGTATTACGATACTTCAATAAACAAGCTTGTTTTTGGATATCTTGACTTAAACAACGACGGTCAAGCAAAACTTTTCATAAATAAGGCAACCGTAAATAGCGACAGCATCTCTTGGGGATCAGCTACAGAACTAAGTGGCATTTTTGGTTATCATGGCTCCGGTACATACATATCATCCATGGCACACAATCCTACTAACAATGAAGTGTGTTTCTCAGTATATACTTTTCAGAACGGATCGCAAAATAGACATCAGTTGATATATAAGTTGACTAACGGTGCTACTACGACATCGAGTTTGGGGCGCCTGGGTACTCCGATTGAGAGCAATGAGAGTTGGTATAATCCTCAGATGACATATGTTCCATGGGCAAATGCATTTGCACTTCTGACTCATAGACAATGGAATTACTACACCACCAAATATAATAGAGTTCAAGTACAAATGATTTCTGGCTCTATAGGCACTCCTTATGAAATACACACCTTCGATAGCGCAAGTGGTCAGGGCATAACCGCTCAACATGGATACATTGCATTAGATACAACCAATCAAAAATTGATGATTATCTATTACACTGGCACTTCTTCTGGCCAGGACTTCAATGTTAAATATGCTACTGCTACAAGCGGTTATATTAGTTGCCCAAGTCAAACAGGAATAACTATTTCAGGATCAGGTATTACCGGTTATGGTCCGAGTTACTTCAATGTAGGAAGAACTGAAACCACTAATCAGACAGTCGTAATACTGGCTCGCCGAGGACAAGGCGCATCGAGCAATGAAACTCACTATAAAGCATTAGATTTATCATATGATCCTGTGACAACTGAAGTAGTAAAAAGTGCTGAGTATGATTTTGATACTGCATCGGCACAGGCTGGCATGGTAGCCTTCGCTGCACCATTCGAAGATCGTATAGTAGTATCAACCCGAGACCAGACAAGATACTGGTCTGTAATTTCAATTAAGCCACCACAGACTACATCTAACGTAACTAATGAGAACTATGCAGGTATTTCTGACGGAGCTTATGCTTCTGGTGCTACTGCTACTATTCAAACTTCTGGTGCAGTAGATGACGCACAATCAGGTCTAACAGCAGGTCAAGCGTACTTCTTACAATCATCTGGCTCTCTTGCTACTGCTCCAGGCACTCCTAGAGTATTTGCAGGTGTTGCTGTAAGTTCTACTAAGTTACTAATTGCCAAGAATGACATTGCACCTAGCTATACTGAGTTGTCTAATCTACCGTCACTATTTGATGGTGCATATAGTTCATTGACAGGCGCACCGAGTATACCTTCAACTCTGACTGATGTAGGAATTACAGACGGCACTTCAAATCAAGTTCTTACTACGAATGGTGCGGGTGGATTTTCGTTTCAAACTGTATCACAAACAGCAGCCGAGTGGGATTCTCAAGATGTTTCTCTTGCTGGCAACTCTTCTGTCACTGTTACTGGAATACCTGCAGGTGTAAGACAAGTTATTATCGGATTTAAAGGACAAGCAGGTACTAGTAACATATTAATTCAGCTAGGAGATGTGAATGGCATTGAAACTTCAAGCTATGACTCTTTTGGAATTAGAGTTAACGGCACTAGTATTTCATCTTCAGCAACTAGTACTAGCGGATTTATCTTGCGAGGAATGACTTCAGTCCAAGAAGGGTCTATAATTTTAAGCTTAATAGATGCAGCTAATAATAGATGGGGAATGAATTCTAATTTAGGCGGCGGATCTAATACTGAGATGTGTATATCAACAGGCGGCGGGGATATAGGATCTGCCTTAACTCAAATAAAAATATCTGCCGTCAGTGGAAATTTTGATGCTGGTTCGCAAATCGGCGTTTCGTATTTATAGGTGAAGTATGAGTCATAAAACATTTAATCTACAAACAAAAGAAACTGTTATAACAGAAAGAACTGAATTAGAAGACCAAGAAGTGTCTAACAATGCAGCAATTGCATCTGCTGAAGAAGTTAGAATTAAAAGAAATGCATTGCTAACAGCGTCTGATTGGGTAACTATCAGAGCATTAGACAACAGTGGTCTATTAACTTCTAATCAGGCGCCAGAAGAATGGCGCTTATATCGTCAAAGTCTCAGAGACATAACTAAACATAAAAATTTTCCATATTTAGAAGAAAGTGATTGGCCAGATTCACCATAAGTACTTTTGTTATAAATAACACTATAGGCACCATAAGGACAGCTTAATGGCATTATCAACAAGACAACAACTCATCGATTACTGTTTGCGCAGGTTGGGCTTTCCTGTAATAGAAATTAATGTTGACGATGATCAAATCAATGATCGTATTGATGATGCACTGCAACTGTGGCAAGAATATCACTTCGACGGCACGGAACGAACATATGTGCAACATCAGATTACTGGATCAACATTAAACTTAACTACATCAGTCGGTGCAACTTTCACCTCTATTGATGTAGTTGTAGGTGGAACCTCGGGAGCATCTGCTGCGGTACATACTGGAACTGGAACTACTCTTACGATTGAAGATACTCAAGGAACATTCCAAGCGGGCGAAACTATTACAGGATCTTCTTCAGGATCAACTGCGGTTCTAGACACTACTCCCTATGTTGCAGGAGATATGGATAACAAATATATCCCTATCAGCAACGGAATTACTGGAATTGTTCGTTTGTTTAATTTTGGCGGTGCTGCTACATCAAATACTAAAGATGGTAATCTGTTTGACTTGCAATATCAATTTAGACAAAATGACTTGTATAATTTGATGGGCGCCGACATGATTTATTATAGTGTGGTTCAGTCACACCTGTCAACATTAAATCAGCTATTGGTCAGCCAAAGACAGATTAGATGGAATAGAAAAACAAATAGACTTTATATAGATACTGACTGGGACAAGACATTTAATCCCGGAGATTATGTTGTAGCTGAAGCATATGCGATTTTAGATCCAGCTGAATATGCTGAAGTGTATGATGATATGTTCTTAAAGAAATATGCCACCGCTCTTATTAAGAGGCAGTGGGGAGAAAACATGAAAAAATTTGGGGGCATTCAACTACCGGGCGGAGTGACTCTTAACGGTGATAAAATATTTGAAGAGGCAATTACCGAAATCAATTCAATAGAAGATGAAATGCAATCAAGATATGAACTTCCACCTTCATTTTATGTAGGGTAACATATCATATGCCAACTAATTTCTATTTTCAAAGCGGACAAACTTCTGGGACTACTTCTGAGCAGAAGTTAGTAGAAGACCTGACCATAGAAAGTCTGAAAATATATGGCCACGATATATACTACATCCCAAGAACACAAGTAGATGTAGATTCTATTTTTGATGAAGATACTTTATCTCAATTCACTCAAGCATATCCACTAGAGATGTACTTGGAGAATGTAGAAGGATTTGAAGGTCAAGGTGATTTATTTAGTAAATTCGGTATTGAGATTAGAGATACAGCTACCTTTATATTAGCAAAAAGAAGATGGGAAGACTTGACAGCGTATTCTGGTGGTACATTTACACTAGCCGCTCGTCCTGCTGAGGGTGATTTATTATTCTTCCCATTAACTGGATCATTGTTTGAAATAAAATTAGTAGAATTTCAAAATCCTTTCTATCAGTTAGCAAAAATTTATGTTTTCAGCTTGCAATGTGAACTGTTTGAGTATAGCTCTGAAGTCATTAATACTGGAATTGCTGCAATTGATAACATCTACGCAGAACAAAATATCGATATGTTCCTGTATCAGTTCTTTTTGGAAAGTGGAGAATTATTATTACAAGAAGATGGCACTTCATTAATTTTAGAAGATTACGCTCTTACTAAGTCAAATTCAACTTCTGACAATACTAATTTTATTACTGAAAATGAAGCATATGATATTTTAGATTTCTCTGAAGTCAATCCGTTTGGTGAACTATAATGTTTAAAAATGTACAATTTTACCATGAACATATTAGAAAAGCTATAGTAGCATTCGGAATGGTTTTTAATAATATTCGTATAGCTAGAGATGATACCGCTGGAAACATTGCTCAAGTGATGCGAGTTCCTTTGGCATACTCTACCAAACAAAAATTCTTATCAAGAATTGCATTAATACCGGATGCAGCTTCTCGTGGTGAAGTCGCTATAGTTCTTCCTAGAATGGGATTTGAAATACAGCAACTTACTTATGATCCTGCACGAAAGGTTTCTCCGATACAACGGAATAAAGCTGTAGGGGTCGGAGATGATGCAAACACAGTAAGATCATCATTTGTGTCTACTCCTTACAATATGTCAGTTTCACTTTATATTTTTGCCAAGAATCAAGAAGATGGGTTGCAAATAGTAGAACAAATTCTACCGTTCTTCAATCCTGACTTCAATGTAACAGTCAATGAAATGCCGTCTTTAAACATAAAAAGAGACATAAAAATAACTCTCGACGGAATAGATTACGATGATAACTATGAAGGAGACTTTGCTGATAGACAAAGTATTATATGGACATTAAACTTTACCATGAGATTGAATTTTTATGGTCTTGTTAGCAATCAAGCGATTATCAAAGAATCAATTGCACAATTATACGAGAATGATAAATTAGATACGCTGAGTGTTAAGGTATCAACCACAGCAGGAAAAAATGGAGTAACAGATTCAACACTAACTCCAGCAGATGATTTTGATTTTATAACTACAATATTAGAAAGTTTTGGGGAATGATGTGAATAGCCCATTTGATAGTTTAGATAATGCGTTTGATACAAAAGAAAAAACAAAAGCATTAGAATCAAATTTAAAAGAAGTTAGAAAAGAAAATAACTTACCGACGCCTGCACCAGACGCAGATCAAAATCTTGAAGATGATTTTCAAGAAGCTAGAGATATTCTAAAAAGAACCGCTGAATATAGTGATGAAGCAATTAAAGGCATAATGCATATTGCAAGAAATAGTGATCAACCCAGAGCATATGAAGTTGCAGGACAGTTGATTAAAGGGTTGCAAGATAATGCGAATGCAATGATGGAAATTCAAGACAAAGCAAAAAAAGTCAAAGGCGAAGAGGTTAAGTCTAAAAGTGCGGTTACAAACAATAACTTATTTGTTGGTAGTACTAAAGACTTACTCAGAGCTTTAAAAGATGAGCAAGTAATAGACCATGAATGAAGAAACATCATACCATGGCAATCCTAATTTAAAATCTATCGGACATAAGCACGATTTTACTGAAGATCAAATTAAAGAATATTTGAAATGTCAGGATGATCCTATATATTTTATTGAAACGTATTGCATGATTGTGACCTTGGATAGAGGATTACAGCCTTTTATATTATATCCATGTCAACGAGAAAAAGTCAAGTTCATTATGAGTGAGCGGAAAGCTCTTCTTATGGAAGGAAGACAGCAAGGCAAGACTATAACGTCAGCTGCCTGTATTTTACATTATACTATATTTAATGCAGATAAAACTGTTGCAATCATGGCAAATAAAACTGCATCTGCAAGAGAAGTTCTTTTACGTTATCAAACAATGTATGAGAGTTTACCTATATGGATGCAGCAAGGCGTAAAGACTTGGAACAAAGGAGATGTTGAATTAGAAAACAACTGTAGAGTATTTACAGCAGCGACAACTACATCAGGCATTCGTGGTAAATCTGTCAACTGGCTATACATTGACGAAGCAGCAATCATTCCAAACAATGTTGCAGATGAGTTTTTCGCTTCAGTATACCCAACAATTTCTGCTGGTGATACTACTAAAATTCTATTGACATCAACACCGTTAGGATATAATCATTTCTGGAAGTTTTGGAATGAGTCAGAGAAAGGTACTAATGGATTCAAAAATATGTTCATCCATTATACTGAAATTCCTGGTAGAGATGAAAAGTGGGCAGATGAACAATTTAAACTTTTAGGTGAACTAAAGTTTAATCAAGAGGTATTGTGTGAGTTTCTCGGATCATCCAATACTCTGATTAACGCAAGAACCATAGGAGCATTAAGCTCTAAAGAATCATTATATGAAAATGATGGGACTGGGGTTGATATATATGAAGCTCCAATTAAAAATCATTTTTATTGTATTACCGTAGATACTGCTAGAGGAATAGGAGGAGACTACTCAGCGTTTGTTGTATTTGACATAACTGAAATGCCGTATAAAGTAGTAGCAAAGTATAGAAATAATCAAATAGCACCGATGCTGTATCCTAATGTAATAGCAAAAATAGGAGAAGACTACAACAAAGCGTTTATTCTTATTGAAAATAATGATATTGGAGGGCAGGTAGTAGAAATATTACACGAAGAAATTGAGTATGACAATATCTTTAGTACAGTAACAGAAAAATCAAGACAGTATGTTTCACCTGGATTCGGAAAAACAACGAGACTAGGTGTAAATACTTCTAAACAAGTAAAGAGACAAGGGTGTTTTACTTTGAAATCTCTTATGGAAGAGTCAAAACTTTTAGTATTTGACGCTGATATAATAAATGAAATATCAACCTTTATCGAAAAAGGAAACACATATCAAGCAGATGAAGGTTACAATGATGATTGCGTAATGTGTATGGTTCTTTTCGGATGGCTATCTACAATGCCTTTCTTTAAAGAGTTAGTAAATGTAAATACAAGAGAAGTAATCTACAATCAACAGATGCAACACATCACTCAAAACTTAACTCCTTTCGTTATTAAAAAAGGAACCGACAGTCCAGCCGCATGGGTTGCAGGCGGAGACTATTGGTTAGTCAGTGATGAGTATGAGAAAAAATTAAAGGAATCTGAGTTCAAATATTAATTGTTATAAATATTCAGACTATATATAAAAAAACAATAAATATTGTCTGATTTTAACGAGGAGAATAAATATGGCTTTTCAGCTATCACCTGGCGTTCAGGTAACAGAAAAAGACCTCACTTCGGTTGTTCCTGCGGTTGGCACCTCTATTGGTGGTACTGCAGGAATATTCTCGTGGGGACCGGCGAATGATCCAATCACCATTAGCTCTGAAAATGA